CTGGGCATTTTGGGGAGGAAGAGGTTTTGGGTATTCAGACAGGTTCTTACTTGTGATGGGAATGCCCAACATGGGTAACGGGTCAAACAGTGGGCGAATTGCGGAGCACAGTTTGGGGTCGGCGCACACGTGGCTCGACTGGAGCACCTACCTAGCTGCGGCTCCAGGCGCTGGTCCTGGTCCCAGCGGGTTTCAAGAACTGGATAAGGACGTAGCAAACTCAGTCGTGCTCAAAGGTAATTACAATTATGCTACGTCCTCAATCCTCGCATCAGAGACGCTCAGCGGGGACACGTTGCCTGCATCGCTATACCACTCTAGCAAACCAGCATTTTTCGGGTCTTTGAGTTGGCCACCATTCGACGCCAGCGCACCGGGGTCTCCAGCGTATACACAGATACCAGCCGGGTACAGATACATTAACGGCAATGAAGACTATTTGACTGGCGGCGGCGGTGGCGGTCCCGTAGGAGCTACACTTAACGCTAATATAATCAACGTCGGTCAAATTATTCGCACACCGTGAAAATTTTTCTTCTCCTCGTCATCGTACTTTCTCTCTCAGCCTGTCAAACGGCTAAGGTCACACTCCCCAACGGCGTGTCCTACGAAGCGACGCAGTCGATGATGTGGGTGAAGCGGGGTCCGGTGGTGTTTACGCAAACGGGACCCGACACTTGGACACTCTCCCTCGGCTCGTCCGAGACAGATCAAACTTCAGTGGTAAAGAAAGCGCTCCTCGAAGCGGCTAACAAACTCCCATGAAATACGAACTCACACAGCAAGCTCTTATCTTCCTTCGTTCCTGCCTCGCCGTCACTGGTTGGGTGAAGACGACGATGGACATGTTTAATGCCGGTCGGTTACTCACGCAACTGCCCGAACCCGACGTCTCGTGGATTCGTTCCGACGCAGACTTGCTGACGCTGAGTGCCGCCGAGCGTGCCGACTACGTCGCCTTCGACCGCGACTTCGCTGCGAAGATTGTCACTTTCGAGTTGACGGACAAAGACCGCGATCTCGTGCGCGAGTGCTTGAAGTCCTCAATCTCTCGTATCCCACCGGGTAAATTCACATACGAACTTTTCAAAACATTCGGTTTTGAGGGTTAGAACAATCCACCATGCTGTCCGACCTAGCTTCTCGCGTCGCTGTTCTCGAAACTCAAATGACCCGTTTACCTGAAGACTTGCGCGAACTGAAAACACAGGTGTCGACCCTCCAGACACACCTGAACACGCAAGCCGCCGAATTTCGTGCGTTGGTCAACAAAGGCACGGGAGCGTTTCTAGTACTGCAAATCATCGTTCCACTCGTCCTCAAATTCATTTTCAAGTCTTGATCACCTACTGATCCCGTCATGCGCGAAGATATTTTCAAAATACTGGCCGAGAAGAAAGTCAACGAAGAAGTTGGCGATCTTCTGCAGAAGTGTAAAGAGCTGGTCAAGTCGTCGCGTGACGAGATGAGCAAGTATTATCCCGCGTGGGATTTTGCCGATCAGGTGTATCGTGGCGAGAGGAAACCGGACGAGCAGGATAAGAAGGCCGAGAAACGTAAAGAGCCGGTCAAGATGATTCTACCGATGACGAAGAGTCAGGTGGAGACGTTTGCGGCGTTTACGTGTCGGATGTTCACACAGCGGCCGGTGTACTTTCAGTTGGAAGCGACGAGCGATGAGGATGTACGTCCTGCGCGCATGGGCGAGGCGACACTCGAACGCGATCTCGCGTGGAATAAGTACAAGGGCGTTGTGCTTCCCGCGTTCGCACGGAGCATTGCGAAGTACGGTATTGGTGTGAAGAAGGAGACGTGGTTCCCGAAGACGAAGCTGTGCAAGACGATGGTACCGGACCCGAAGTTCGTACCGAATCCCGCCCTCCCGCAGATTGAACCGCCGATGATTCCGCAGGTGACGGAGGAGACGATGTATCTGGGTAATAAGATTACCAACGTCTCGCCGTATCAGTTCTTCCCCGATCCCGGTCTACCGATCACGCGGTTTCAGGAAGGAGAGTTCTGTGCGAGCGAGGAGGAGCAGACGTTCTCGTTCCTCCAGTCGCTCGAACGGAAGGGCCTGACTGCGGGCGTTGAGCACGTGCGAAAGACGACGGACGGGGATATCGCACGCCGGATGACGTTCGCGGAGAAGGGTAACGCGAACAGTGACCCGTTGGGGAAGAAGGATGCGCGGTATGGTGTGCTCACCGAGGTGCAAATCCGCCTTAATCCAGCGGAGACGATGATCGCTCCCGGCGTACCGCTGGATAAGGACCTCGATCAGGAGTGCGTGTGTCTCATTTGGATTCTCAACGACGACCGTATCATCCGTATCGAACCCGACATGGGCTACGATCACGAGGAGTTCTCGTATAGCGTTTCACAATTTCTCAACGATGCGGAGCGTTTCATCAACGGTGGTATCGTGGAGGACATTGGTGCGTTGCAGGAGACGGCGACGTGGTTCATTAACGCCCACGTTACGTCGGTGCGGAAGGTCATCGACAACCGTATCATGGTCGACCCGAAATTCGTCGAGATGGAAGATCTCGAGAAAAGACGGCCGGTCATTCGTACTAAACCGGGTGCGTCTGCAACGACTATGGAGAAGTGGTTCTATCAGTTGGATGTGCGTGATGTAACGCAGAATCACGTCGAAGACGCAGACCGGTTGAATAGCTGGGCGAAGGAAGGAACGGGGATTAATGAGAATCTCTTAGGTCAATTTGCGGCGGGCCGGCGTTCCGCGTTGGAGGCACGGAACGTGAACAGTAACTCGGCGGCCCGCCTCATTCTCACCGTGTACGGCATTTGGGAGATGGGCGAACTGCCGATGGGTCGGCGGATGCTGTCCAATCTGCGGCAGGGTCTTGACGTGGAACAACTCGTGCGGATCTATGGTGAGACGCGCACGATGGTTGATAACGCGGCGAGCCAGCTGAACGATCCGATGGGCTCTAATGCGGTGGCGCGGTTTCTCCCAGTCACGAAAAAAGACCTCATCGGTCGGTATGATTTTCAACTATTCGACGGAACGCTGCCGAGTCAACGAGGTGCTACGGCAATGCAGCTACGTGAGTTGTTGAAGGAGATGGCGAGCAACCCTGCTTCCATTCCTATCCTCGGGTTTGATCCCGCATTGCTGATGAACGAAATCCTCGAACTCTCAGATGTACGAAATATTAACCGGCTCCGACTCACCCCAGAACGACTTCAGCAACTTATGCTCATGGCTGGCGCAGCCGGTCAGCCTCAAGGTGCTGGACAGCCTCCGCAGGGAGCAGGCGTCGCTGGTGGAAATAATCCTCAACCACGTCCCAAGGGATGATTACGAGGTACGCCTGAGAGAACAATCTATCGGTGAAGCGAGAAGAATCAAACGATTCCTTGACGACATCGAAAACGCAAAAGTAGAACTCGAGAAAACATCACGCAATGAAGACAAGAATCCAACTGCTAGCACCGGAAGTCGGGACGGAGGGGTCGGGCACAGCCAGCTCGACAGTGACCCCGTCAGCGCCTGAAGGTGGAGCGGGCACGAACAGCAACGGTGGCGGCTCCACCGACAAACTGAAAGATCCGAAGCACAATCCGTGGGCGGATGAGACTGTAAGGAACACGTCCGCCGGCGAGGTAGCGGTCAAACCCGCGGTGAAACCCACGCCGGTTGTTCAGCCGCAAGCGCCCGCTGCACCTGTTGTGCCGCAAGCGCAGACGCCGGTTACTCCCGCCACGCCCGTCACGCCGACCGCACCCGCTCAAACGGGTCAGTCGCTCGACCCGAAGGCGCTCGCACGTGAGTTCGCACAGGAGATGCGGACGCTGAGCCAGCCCGCTGAGCAGCGTGTACAGCCCATGTCGGACGAAGCGTTCGACGCGCACTTCGGTGTGCCGCAGGTGACCGCAGAGACGTTCACCGCGATGTTTGGTTTCGCGCCAGAGAAACCGGAGCAAGTTGCCGCACTCGCGCAAACGCTGCGTGGGTACAACGTCGCAACGCTCCGCATGGCGAAACAGATGTTCGATACGCAGGTGAGCAGTTTGAGAGAGGAACTCACCCGCACGTTCTCTCCCGCACTCGAAGCGACCAACGCACAGGTCGAAGCGAAGGTGCAGGACGAGTTCTTCAAGACGTACCCCGGTCTTCGCGATCAAATCCCGTTGCTCACGGAGATTCGCGAACTGGCGGAAGCGCAAGTCAAGAGCGGCAAGCTGTCTTTCAAGACGCCTGCCGAAGTAATCAATTTCGTCGCAGAAAAAGCATCAAAGCTTCTCGGACGTCCGGTCGAGTCTTTCAAGACGTCGGCCTCGTCGGGAGGCGGTCAGGTAACGACGCCACAGCAGCCGGCTGCAGCGTCTCGGCAAATGACCACGGCTACAACCGGTGGGCGCACAGGAGGGGCAGGTGCTGCGACGACAACGAAGCCCAAATCCACTGCCGAGAGTTTGTTCGGTCGTAATGACGACTGAGCACCTCAGCGTAACAGTCGGCACCAGTTAGCAACTACATACTACAATGGCCATCCTCGGTCTCATGTCGGCGGAGTCGTTCGCGTCCAACCGCCTCAAGTCAATCCGTCGTTCGGTGTTTTACTTCTACCCGAACGGCGCCGCACCCCTCATCGGTATCTTGTCGATGCTGAAGGACGAGTCCGTCAACGACCCGCACTTCAAAGTCTTCGAGAAGCGCCTCTCGCCCCAACGGACGCTGTCCGCCGCCATCTCGTCCACCATCGTCCTTTATAAGACGGTGTCGAGCGATTTCGGCACGTACACCGCCGCTGACGCGAATCTCAACCTCGTGGCTGATACCAACTACGGTATTAAGGTCGTCGACACGACGATCTTCCGCGTGGGTCACGTGATCAAGTTCTTCGTGTACGTCGGTTCCGCGCTCGAAGAAATCCTCGCACGCGTTGTGCACGTCGATTCGGCTAACACCCGCATCGCGTTCACGGTCGTGCGTGGTCAGTCCACGGTGGTGTATAACAACGCTACCGCGGTCGGCACGGAAATTCTGGTCGTTGGCTCGGCGTACGGTGAAGGCACCACCGACGAGTCCACGGGCATCTACAACCTGCCCGTTGACCAGTACAACTTCACGCAGATCTTCAAGACGCCGTTCACCATCTCCGGTACGGCGCTGAAGACGGCGGCCGACTTCGACGAGACGGGCACGTACCGTGACATGTCGAAGGAAAACTCGATCTACCACATGATCGAGATGGAGAAGTCCATGATCTTCGGCGAACGCCGCAAGGTCGATTCCGGCCCGCAGTCCCAGCCGATTCGGTACACCGGTGGTATCCTCTGGTACCTCCGTCAGTTCGAAGCGGCTGCGTCGATCTACCGCGGCGCGACGTCCACGGCCGTCACGTCCAACTCGGACGACGACAAGCGCATCATCAACGTGAACGGCTCCATCACCCTCAAGGTGATGAACGGTTACTACGAGCGCGTGTTCCGCGTGACGAACAACAAGACGAACGAGAAGCTCGCGATCTGCGGCAGTGGCTTCCTCAACGTCGTGCAGGAACTCTACCGCGGCGCGGTGACGCTGAACAGCAATCTGCCGTTCTCGGACACCTACGGCATGGACGTGATCAAACACGTCACGACGTTCGGGACGATCTACTACAAGTCCCATCCGCTGTTCTCGCAGAATCCGATTCTGCGGTACAACTGCCTCATCATCGACGTGCAGAACCTCAAGTACAAGTACATGGACGGTCGCGACACGGAACTCCTCAAGAACCGTCAGGCGAACGACGCCGATTACCGCAAGGACGAATGGCTCACCGAGGCTGGCCTCGAAGCCGTGTTCCCGGACTCGAACATGTACCTCCAGAACGTTCTGGACAACGCCTAACTGTCCGCAACCTCAACCTCAACACATCATCAACATGGATGTTCGAAACAAAAACTGGCGCGACGCGTCCATTACCACGTCGAGTGGTAAGGACGTTTCCGACACCAAGCAACTGTCCGGCGAGGGCAAAGACGCCCTTCACGGCAAGAACGAGATGAAGCAGTACGAGACGTCTGCTAAGGTCTCCGGTCCCTTCGGGGGCAAACCGTCCGGGAAGTAATTCCTAACGGTATTGGGTGAACCCTCAGCCCGGTGTGGATCAATCGCTGATCTGCACCGGGCTTTGGCGTCGATGAATGTCGCCGATTTCAAGACAAGAGTTGCGGGGTTTATGAGCCGCAACACTGCGGATTTTGTACAGGGTTCCGCTGACCAACTGCTGTATGCGATCAATGACGCACGGCGGATGGCTCAACAGCGTTATACGTTCAAACGCCTGTCCCGAGATGGTTTCATCCGGACGAGCATTCTGGGTTCTGACATCACGATTAACGGTCGAGTGACGCCACTGGATGCCGGGACGTTGATGATCATTAAGTCCATTCAGGAGGTGTATACGTTTCAGACGCGGACGATTCCGGCAGGAACGTTCTACGAGCGAACGAGCAAGCTTGACTACCGGAAAGAACGTGAGTTGTACGCGGATATCCCACTCGGCGAACCGTACGCTTCGTCGCAGAATAACTTCCTCACGCAAGCGAACACTGGTCGTGGTATCGCATGGATGTCCGGTCAGTCGATTTACACCAACTCCGACACCGCGATCTACTACTCGATCAAATGTATCGAAATGTTACCCGATCTCGTCGGCACTGAGCCGTCCGACTTCTTCATCACCAACGCGGAACACTGGCTCGTGTTTGCGGCGGCGCAGATCCTCAACGGCTTTATCAAAGAGGACCAGCGTGTGGTCATCTCCAACGCCGCAATGCAGGCCGCTTGGGAGAACTTCACCCAATTCGATGCGGACGTCGCGTCGAGTGATGACGGGTTGGACCTCGACTAGCCCTCGGCCCGAAGACCTCCAAGGCCCGAATCCGAAGGCGGCCACGCTCACCTCTGACGCCCTCCCCGCAGGTTTGGAATCAAGCCGCCGAAGGCGGCGACGCTAGACAATTTAACAACTTCCCGTAATGGCTTCAACACAACAACACTACATTCGTAATCTGTTCCGTGGACTGAATCAGTCCTTCGGTCGTCACCAGCTTGCTGAGGGCGAAGTGTGGAACCTGCTCAATTTCCGCCCTGATCGTGGGAAGTTGAGTGTCACGCCGGCGTTGTATGAGTGGTTTTCACTTACAAACCTCACCGATGAGGCGTCACAGACACAAATCAAACTCATCCAGTTGATTCGTAACCTTAACGAGCAGTTGCGGTATCTCGTTATTAACCACAAAACCGCCCGTTATGTTGACCCTACTAGCACGTCAACGCAGGTTCAGATTCCCGTCATCGTACAAACCGCGAAGCCGAACAATACTGGCGTCACCGGCGAGTGTTTGCTTTATGGTTTTAACGTTACTGACTTCGCCGCGACCAACGACGAGATTGAAATCGAGATACAGACTGCAACAACCTTCCGTTGGCGTCGAAACGCAGGGTCGTGGACTTCGGGAGTGGCTATTGGACCTGAAGTAGCCCTCGGTTCCAACGGACTCAAGGCGTCATTTCAGGACGACGATGGGTATACGGCGGGTAATGTGTGGAAATGGAAGCGTTCTTGGAACCACCCTTACACCGGAGCTGACGCAACGACTGATAAATTCACTTTTTCGGTAGATTTCTACGATAAAGACACGTACATCGGTGGACTTGAGCGTAATATCATGCGTTTGCGTGACGATTTCCTCACTTCTGTGGGTTATACGCGCGCATATGGCAAATACGTCTCGCTTTTTCAGAATCACCTGTTCGTTGGTCAGTACGCTGCGGGCGTTTATGACGCCGCTATCGGCATCAAAGACGGTTTCAACGCTGCTCGCACGCCGTTCATCGTCGGTTACTCTCACCTCAACAATCCTGATCAACTTTTCTCCACGGACCTCAATGAAGCTGACGAATATCGGTTCCCTCAGCAGGCGGCTGGTGACCTTTCGCACCTTGGTATCACTGGTATGGGCGAGCTTAATGATCGCTTGTTTGTTTATCTGCCAACGTCTATTAAAGCGGGCACTTATGTGGGTCTCCCCACCGTCATGCAGTGGAACACTGCGCATCCCGCAGTTGGAAACCTATTTCCCGCGGGATTAGTCAAGTCCGTCAAGGGTCACTTCTTTATCTCACGGGATGATATCTATCTGTTCAACGGAATCGAACTGAAGTCAATCGGTCAGAAGGTATTCGAGAAATTCCGTAATGACATCGTACCGATCACCGACACTCGCTACACACTCACCCGTGGCGACTACGATAGTGACCGCGGCGAAGTCATCTTCACGTATTGGAACCTCACGGGTGGTAATTACCAAGCCCGTCAGATGATTTACCAAGAGAAGACCGACGAATGGTACTTCCGCAATCTTCCTTCCGCCACGTCTGGGGCCACCGATATATTCTGTCAGACGAAGTTTACACAAACTTACGGAAAACAGGTATACGGTGGTTCTGGCGTGGTTTATTACGATGTTGTCAACGGCACGGCGAAGAAGGACGAAGGTACGGATTCGTATACCAAACCGCTCATCGAGACCATCATGCGGGATTACAACTTCCGTCATGCGACGAAGGAAACCAGCACGATGTTGGTGGACTACGTGAATTCTGACAACCATACGATGGAAGTTTCCATCGCCACCGGTAATACTTTCGCAGAACTTGGTAGTTACACCGTCATGGGTACCTACAATCCAGCGTCACATCAGGTCGGTAAATGGTTCACGTTTCCGAAGACGGTTGGTCGTGTAATCGCATTTCGTTTCCGTCTGTCTAACTCCACGGTTGCCAACAACGGTAACTTTTACGGTTATGAGGAATTCATTTACGGCGCTTTCGAAGCCACTGAGAAGTAATGGACACCTTTCTACTAACTCCGATTGCCGGGTCGAATCCCCAGACGATTCAACAACTGGTCCTTGTTCTGGACCAGCGGTTTGCTCAGGTCAACCGTTTGCTGATGCCGCTCTTCATCGGCAACACGACGAAAACGGTCACGACAACGAATACGACTTCGGGAGGAATTTCGCTTGGTTCCGTCAGTATCCCCGACAACTCGATCACCACGATCAAGTTGGTCGACGACGCTGTGACAACGGCGAAGATTGCCGCAAACGCGATAACGGTAGCGAAGATTGTCGACGGTGCGATTAGTGATTTGAAGATCGCGAACAACGCGGTGACTGAGGCCAAGGTTGCAGCGAATGCGATTACCTCTGTCAAGCTTGTGGACGAAGCTGTTCTCACCGCAAAGATCGCACCGTTGGCAATTACAACGGGTAAGATTGCAGCGAACGCTATTACTGCAAACGAGATCGCTGCCAACGCTGTCACCGCTGCGAAGATTACGGCTGGAACGATCACCGCTACACAGATTGCCGCGGCTACGATTCTTGGTGGCAACATTGCAGCTTCTACTATCACCGGTGGTAACATTGCCGCGGTAACTATCACAGCGGCAAACATTGCAGCAGGTACGATTACGGCTACGGAAATTGCTGCCGGTACTATCACCGCGACTCAGATTGCTTCGAACACAATCACAGCGAACAAGCTCAGTGTTTCAACTCTGTCCGCTATTAGTGCGAATCTTGGTACGATCACTGCCGGTTCAATTTCCTCGGTCACTCTCACGTCAGTCACCATCACGTCTACGAGCGGTTCAATAGGTGGATTTACACTTAGTTCGGGTTCCTTGTCCGCCGGTAGTGGAATAAACACCATCAGCTTAAACACCTCAGCGTCGAACGGTGTTATTGTTGGTGACACTAGTGGCTCATACTTGACGATGCGCGTACTTTCTAGTACGGCGCCGACGCTCTATCTCAGTAACAGCGGTTCTGACGCAGCAGTATTACAAGCTGTTTCCGGCGGCGGTGAACTTCGTTTGTTTAATGTCGGTTCACAGACAATTAAACTCGAAGGTAGCACTGGTATAATCACCGCGACGACCTTTAGCGGCGCACATTCTGGTTCCGGTGCTTCGCTTACTTCCCTCAACGCGTCAAACATTTCATCCGGCA